CTCAAGAAAGGAAGCAAAGCAGCCAAGAGACGCAAGAGCTTTTGCGCTCGTATGAAAGGGATGCGAAAGAGACAAAAAGCTTCCAACAATACTGGTAAGGATCGTCTCTCGCTTTCTTTAAAAAAATGGAACTGCTAGCCGAACTCTTCCGGCGGCGAAGAGCCTTCTGTGGACGAAGCTCAGAAGAAGAAGCCTATAAAAAAAAGAAATCTCGTACGTAACTTTATAGGATATACCTAATATCAACGTCTATATAATAATAGAGGTAAAACTGAATGGCTACAACTCCAATTACACCACCCGGCGGCGGCGCAGTAGTTCCTGTCACTGGCCCAGGAAGATCTTATGTTGCTAGTGGTCCTTGCTCTGGCACAGCTTTTGTTCATAGACAGAGCTTCTTTGCTTCTTATCAATTCGTAACTTACCCATCGCTGGATTCTACTTGGCTTCCTACTCAAGGGTCACCTGTGAGTGGTGTTCTTCTTCATATGAATCCTTCGTACCAGGACACTTTAGAGCAATTCTCAACAAGTTCTACTGTAAGTGGTTGTGCCAACGCAGCGAATGCCAGACAAGAACATATCATTGATTTTAGTGGAAACGCAGCTGCTGGAATGGGAACGGAAGGAATTATTACTACTTCAGCCACAGGTTTTACAAGAAGATGGCAGCAAGTAGGTGACGTAGTTCAAAATGAGTCCTACAGCCACCCCAAAGTATTCTTGGAGTTAGATTCCGTGATGTGGAATTTAGCGCAATCAAACGATACTGCGGCTACAGAGGTAGTACGGCAAGTGATTCGTTTTGCTGCTACAGGAGGTCTTCCATACGTTGATGGAAATAGCGTAACTCCTCCAATGTCGAAATTCGATCTAAACCTAGTCTACATCTAAAAAATAAATTAGACTACAAAAAAACCCAGGAAGCCAAAAAACTTCCTGGGTTAGTCTTTTACGTAGACCACACGAAAGAACGAATATTATCCGAATAGCATAATAGATTCGGCATCTTTGGCTTTGGGGATACTAACACGCAAGACACCTCCTTCACAAGAAACCTTAGTTTTCTTCACATCATATTGTTCATCAATCTTGATAGAGAAGTCGATTGCGCGACGAGAAATTCCTCGATGCAGAACAACTTCGTTTTGTGAGAATGATTCCTCAGGTTCCGCCTTTACTGTGAAAGAGTTCTTGTTTCCTACAACCTTTACAGTATCTTCCTTGTAACCAGCTATCGCAAACTCAAAATTGAGTGTGTTCATGTCTTCGCTTAGCCAACAATTACTTACTGGATACTTTGGAAGATTACATGTTTCAGCTGGTTGGGTTTGGGTTAGTCCCCGCTGTAGCTCATCAAAGAGCCGATCAAAATGTGTAAAATAGTGATTCATAATTTTTTAACCTCCTTTCGGACAGTTATAGCAGATCTATTATTTCTTGTGTTATGTCTGCCGTTTTGTGAAGCGATTCATCCACTCCACCGATTTCAACAATTAGATTGTACCCCGATTTAGCCAGGGCATTTTTATATAGTGAGGTAGCCTCTTCCATTAGTTTTGTCCACCTGGCTGAGTCTTTTTTTACCTTCTCCTTGATTATAGTCTTGTAAGGTTTGATTTGAAGGTAAACATTCTTGGAATTCACTACTGATACTGTTTGACCTTTTTTGAAATTTGTTGAAGATCCGTATCTAATTTTTGTATCGTCTATACCTTTTATAGTATTCACTATGAGAAGTATAAATAAAAGAAGAGCCTTGAACATGATTCGTAAAAATAAAAGAATGGCTTTGATAGGAGATGCAAATTTCCCAAACTATGCTTCTTCTGAAGCTAAATTAGGAAAGATGCGGATGATAGCCGCTACGCTGCTGAAGCATTCCCCATCTGTAATTTATTTATGCCCTACAAAAGGAGTAAATTTAGGTCTTATACCTTTTTTTGTTATTAATGAATTGAAGTTTAGAATCGTAATACCTTCTAAAAACTTCTTTAGCTGTCTAACAAAAGAGGATAAAAAACTTTTTGAGGTTGCGGCTGCTACAGCAGATAAGATTATTGTTTTAGATGAGAATGAGTGTGAGCCGTTACGCTGGTTTTCTGATTGGGAAAAAGCGAACAAGAAGGCTATTGAAAACAGCGATTGGGTTATGTTGGTTCACAATAATGAGGAAAGCAGCGAGGGGTTCGCTGAGCTTATACAGACATTTAAAGGTAACAACAAACCTGTAGTTGCTATCGACTTAAGTTCGGAAGAGTGATGTCTTCAAACTTATCTCCGTACATATCACAGAAAGCTTTTCTACTTTCGTTCCACTCTTCTGTCATCGCGCCTTCGCCGGGAGAATGATGTAAAATCATTATAGGAACTACTTTATTTTTCTTACCCTTCAAATAAGCTTGGTAAGAATAATACATGTCGTAGTAATCCCAATTACTTACAAACTCCTTTGGTTTTTTGGTTTGGATACTGTTTAGAGTTGCTCCGGTAGCTACCATGAAAAGACCGTCTACTACCTGGACTTCTCCATACCCACCATAGTATGTTGGCTTGGATTCCATTAAATCTTTACCATGCCACACGCATCCGCGAAGAAAAGCTTCTGGGTGTGGAAATTCCTTTCCTAGGCCATGCCACCAACAACCAGTTTTGTTAAGTTTTTTAGGTCCGGCAACACCCAGAAACCCTGTATTCTTGTCTAGACTATCAAGAATAACTTTATTGAATTTATCGGGCTGCATTACAATCTCAATATCATCATGACACATAATAACTATATCTTTTGCTATAATATTGTGTTCTTTTAAAGCTTTTGTATATGCTTCAAAAATAGATGATTCTCCAACAAGATAAAACACTTCCCAACCAGCACTCTCTAAGAATTCTGTGATCGGGCGTTTCTCGATTTCTCTTGTGGGGATAAATGCAACTCGTCTCATGCTATATAATAGTGAAAATTTATGGATACTGAGGACTTAAAGAAAGAATTTGCGAAGTGCAAAGAAGATCCTGCGTACTTCATCAGGAATTACGTATATATTACGCACCCAGTAAAAGGTCGCATAAAATTCGATCTTTATCGGTTTCAGGAAAGAATCATTGGTGAATTCAACAGCAATAGATTCAACTTGATGAGAAAGTTTCGTCAGGCTGGAGCCACTACAATTTGTGCTGCTTATGCGTTATGGTACATTATATTCCATAAGGATAAGAATGTCATGGTTGTATCTATTGGCGATAGAGAATCAAGAGACTTTCTTGATCGTGCGGTGAATATGTATGACGATCTTCCGAAGTGGCTGAAGCCGCAAGAGATTGAAAGAAACAAGCACGTTCTAAAACTATCCACAGGAAGCAAGATAAAATCGCAGCCTGCGGGTGCGGGTAGAGGTGAGTCTGTGTCTTTATTGATTGTTGACGAGGCTGCCTTCATTGAACGAATGACAGAGTTCTGGATGGCGATATACCCAACAATCTCGACTGGTGGTTCAGCATTTATCTTGTCTACTGTAAATGGTATGGCTAACCTATATTACGAGCTTTATCGTGACGCAGAATTAGGAAAGAATAATTTCAATGTTATCAATATTCACTGGAGAGAACATCCTGAATATACTGAGAAGTGGGCAGAAACTACTAGAAGTAACGTAGGTGAAAGAGCATGGTTACAAGAATACGAAGGAGAGTTCCTAGGAACAGGCGAAACATTCATTGATGGCGGAACTCTTCAACAGCTCAAAACACAAACAAACGACGATTACTACAAAAAACATTATAACATGATGCGTGTATGGAAGGATCCTGAACCGTATCATTCTTACCTCCTAGCTGCCGACTCTTCATTTGGTAGAGACAGGGATCACTCCGCCTTCCACATCATAAACCTTTATAACGGTGAACAGGTGGCTGAGTTTTATAGTAATCGAGTTGGTTTGAATGATTTTGCTAAAATTATCGCTCAAGAAGCTCTACGATACAACACAGCGTTTGTTTGTCCAGAAAGAAATGGTTTAGGTCTTGCTTTGATCGAACAATTATTTGTGGTGTGTGAATATGAGAACATGTGGTTCGATGAGAGAAGAGAGATGGGTTATATGGTAAATGCTAAAAATAGAGACGGATTATTGAACAATTTACAGGAGTCTCTAAAAACAGCAAAAATAAAAGTGAATTCCGAGAGAACTTTCAAAGAACTTACAACTTTTATAATTAGTAAAACAGGAAAAATTAAAGCAGAAGATGGGTTCAACGACGATCTGGTTATGAGTCTAGCTATTGCCGCTCAAGTGGCGAAGGATGTAATCGCTTCCTCACCAGTCCCTCTTGTTAAAGGTGATTTATTACAACCTACAGGGAAAGTTTCAACAGCCGGGTTCTCCAGGGGTACATACAATAAAGAGTGGGAAGAATATAAAAAATGGGTTTAGACGAAAATAACGATATCGAAGAACGCTTAGACGAATCTGGTTTTACTGAATTCCCTGGAGCGACAACTTACGGAGAGGGTCCGCCTTTGTCCGGTAGATTTGCTGCTTTTTTTAAATCATTTTTTGGAACTAAGAAAAAGCGCGGACGTCCAGTAACAATAGACCCTGTAAGAGGGGATGTTGTGAAATCAGCGGATGCAGAACCTGAGGAAACATCGAGTGCTTCCATGGGTTTGGTAAAGGGGGGTGCTAAGCTTCCTCAGGTAGAGTATGAGCGCAGAAGACGGTACAATGATTATGAGAAGATGGATGAGTACCCAGAGATTGGCGCTGCCCTGGATATCTATGCGGACGACTCAACACAATACCACCTAGACGGTTCTATTATCAAAGTTATTACCGACCAGACTCCGGTAAAAGAAGCTATTGAAGACTTTGTAAACGAAACGCAGCTGGATAAATTTCTATGGGATATTATTCGTAATATGTGTAAATATGGCGATTGTTTTGTAGAAAATATCGTTGATATGAATAATCCAGATGCCGGCATCCAAAGACTGAAAATTCTAAACCCGGTATACATTTACAGAAGAGAGGATAGATTTGGCTACCTCAAGGGATTTAGACAGGAAGTTCCTGGATCTACAGCGCAGACCCAGCAGTATGTTAGTATGGGTAAGCATGATAAGAAGAGTAATATCGACCTTGATAGACATCAGCTTGTACATTTTAGACTTCATACTTCTGATTCTAATTATTACCCTTACGGTAAGTCCATTTGCGCTCCTGGTGTTCGTGCATGGAAATCTCTTCGCATGATGGAAGATGCGATGCTTATCTATCGTCTACAGAGAGCGCCAGAAAGAAGAATTTTCTATATTGATACAGGAACTTTACCACAGTCTAAGGTGGAAATGTTTATGGATCGTATCAAAGCAAAGTTCAAGAAAGAGAAATTCTTCAACACAGAAAGTATGAACGCAGACGAGCGTTACAACCCGCTTTCCCCTGAGGAGGACTATTTCGTTCCGGTAAGCCAGAAAATGGGAGGAACAAAAATAGAAACCCTTCCAGGCGCCCAAAACTTAGGTGAAATCGATGACGTTCGTTATTTCCGCGATAAAGTCTTAGCTGCTATGAAGATCCCGAAAGATTTTATTGTTGAGAAAGATAAATCGCCGGAACGTAAAGCTAACCTATCTCAGCTTGATGCTAAGTTTGCTAAAGCTGTAATGCGTGTACAAAGAGATACGGAAGTAGGTTTGACAGAACTTATAAAAAGACATTTAGAGATTCGTAAATTTCCAAAAAGTACTTTCAAAAACATAGAAATAAAACTAGCACCACCTTCCGATTTAAGTGAAAAAAGGAAGCTAGAGCTAGCGGAACAAAAAGCTCGCGTTATTCAAGCAGTAAAAGGTTTGGACTTATTCTCCAATGAGTATATTTACAAAAACTTCTACGATATGAATGATCGAGAGATAGAAGAGATAAAGAAACAGAAAGAACTGGAAGCTCCTCCGGTTCCTCCTGGAGGGGCAGCACCTCCTGAACAGGGGGGCGGGGAAGCCGCACCTCCACCCCAAGAAGAGGGTAAATAATCAAAATACAGTATTCTGAGTAGCTATATAAAATTAGATTCAAATTGTCATGAACTTACAATCACTTTTCAATGATCGGAACAAGAGTTTTGTTCGTCTAACCGAGGCTGGTGACTACTTAGGTCGCAGACTAAGAGAAAATCTTACTATTTATGAAATTGATGACGCTAATAACAAAGTTACCTATATTAGCGAAAACAATGTTCTAATTTCTTGCGACTACAGAGAAATAAAAGGTAAGCTTACGTTTGAGAATTTTGTTACAGAAAATCTCGGTAAAGTTACATCAGATGAATATGTTGATTCTCTTGTTGAGTCTAATGTTCAAAAGTTTGTAGATTCTATTGTTCATGACCGTTATGATCATGCCGAAGCTTCGTTTGATTATGTTCTCAATGCTTTCACTATGAGAGCAAAAATAGAGGAGAGCAGAAAGAAGCTGAACAAACGAACAGAGCGTTTCGGTGAAGTATACAACATCAAAGAAACTAAATCTTACAGAAAATTTGTAGAGGCACTACCTCTTCTCAAACACTTTTTTGAAAATAACAAACAGGAACTGTCTCAAAACAAAAAGCTTATTGAAGGATTACGTCTTTCAAAGGTTGTTGGCGAAACATACGATATTCCTGTTCTGGCACTTGAGAATCTAAAAGACGAGTTCATTGTTGTTCCAGCTAATAGCAAAAAGACTTTATATGAAATGGTATGCGAAAAAGAACTTGTCCGCAAGGAACTGCTGGAAGCCAAGGAGTCTTTCCATTATGTTTGGGCTACCAATGATCGCGTTAGTGCGTTAGCTTCCCATATCTATTCAAACGATAAAACTATCAAGACAGCCCTCAAGGAAACAATCCAAGAAGTTCCTTATATGGCACTTTCAAATAAAGTTGATTTAGTGTCCTTAATGGAGTCTGTATTCGAAGTTACAAACCCAGGAACAATTTCTCAGAAGGACATCAAAGATTTTGTCAACAAAATATACGAATTCAAAAAGCCTCTAAAGGCTCAGGTACTAGAACACCTCAACGAGACCTACGGTATAAATGTTCAAAGCCTAAGATTCGTACCTTCATTCAAGGGTCTGGCGGAAGTTCAATCAGAAATATTCGCTATGTTAGCAGAATCTACAGAGGAAGGTATTCTTTGTGACGTTCTGAAGGAGTTCTCAAACACCATGCAGAAGAAAGGCGGCGTTCAAGTTCTAGATATCGCGAACACTTTGTGTGATGTTATGACCGAAGCAAACTTCTCTGTCGTAGATATTCAGGAAAACTTCGATATGAAGAAGCTTTCAGATTATCTATCAGACGGAATCAACGAAGCTCAATACTACGGCGACGACGATGAGATGTCTAATTCTGGTGGAAACACCAAATCATGCAAAAAATGCAAGGAATCACCTTGTGAGTGTGATAAAAAAGAAAAGGGCAAGAACGACGAAAAACTAATAGGCAAGCAAAAAGAGCTTGACGCGGATAAGGACGGAAAGATAGAAGGGTCTGACCTGAAGAAGCTTCGGAAGGAGGGCTTAGACTCAGAAGAGCAAGAAGAAGTATCAGAAGAAGAGGCTCCCGAAGAAGAGGCAGCCGAAGTAGAAGAAGAGGAATCCGCTGCCGCCGAACAAGAACAGTTCCTAGGCGCGAAAAAGGAAGCTCAGGACAAAGAGTTTACAGACCTAGTTTCTGATATCGAAAAAGCTATAAAGGATATAGATTTTGATTTAGCGGATGACGAGGAAGAAGACGCCGTCGAAGAAACACCAGAGGCTTAGTCAATAATATAACCTTGTTTCATCCAATTTATTAGATTCTGCACAAAACTAGAACGCAATACTTGGACCTCGTATATTAAATTATCGAGGTCCACTATTGTTTGTTGTTCGATTTTTTTTCCTTCTTTTATTTGTTTGATTTTTTCTTCGATAACAGTTAATCTCTCAACTGTTGTCGGCGTAAACTCATTCAGCTTTCTTTTTTCTTCGTTAAGTTTCTTCATTTTCTAATCTCCATCCCTAATGATTTATAGGATTTAATTCGTTCTTTTGCGTGTTTTTCTAAATATGGCGCCCTATCAAAGAAATCATATATGTACACGCGCTTCTTTGATTTGTGTATTCTTAATGCGCGACCCATAGCTTGAAGAGTAGCAATCTCGGACCTTAGTCCTCTCGCATTCACTAAATGGGTTATTTCTGGAATATCAATTCCTGTTTGCATAATAGTTGTTCCAATCAGAACAGAGCGATCAGAAGAAGTAAATTTTTCTATGGTAGCTTTTCTTACCATAATGTCATCTTTACCTTCTAACTTTAGCGATCCTGGTATCATTTCATGCAATATCTCAGCATGTTTTAAATCTTTTACTATTATTAGAGTTTTAGACGGTTTTCGCGAAATAGCTTTTACTAATTCTGAAATCATTTCGTTTCGAAGCTCGTTGTTGGTGACAAATTTTTCGTAAACCTCTCGATAAGATAATTCGGTGTCATCAACATTCGCCGTATCTTTTACTGGAATGATTTGTATTAAAGGTTCTGTGAGGAACCCCATCTCTACGAGATCTTTTGCGTTTACCTCTTCTATTACTCTTCCTAGCCCAGAAATAAGATTTAGTTTACTTATCGGATCTCTTGGAACTGTAGCAGTCATTCCAATTCTGTATGTTGCGTTAGGAAATGATTTTATGGCTTTTGAAGCAATCTTTCCTTTAGAAAATTCATGAACCTCATCGAAAATTATGAATTCAGATTGTTCTAGATGAGAATCTATTACTTTATCAATTGATTGTATTGTACAGAGAGTTATCGGCTTCAATATAACGCCGTCTCCGAAAGCGAGTCCGACGTCAAACCCCCACTTTTTTAGTTGTTCGTAAGTTTGATATAGAAGTTGTTTCTTTGTGAAGAAGATAAGTCCTGTTTTATTCTCAAGAGCCTTAATTAGACCTCCCAATATAACGGTCTTTCCAGAGCCTGTGGGCGACTTTATAATACAACCCTTCTCTGACAGAGCTTTGCGAACCAAGTCCTCCTGATAGTCTCTAAAATCGATCTGAGGGAGAGATATATCGTCGTTGTGATCCTCTGCGCGGAAATCCTCTATTTCATAGGAGATACCTAAATAAGTGAGATCTTCCTCAATGTATGAGAGAAGACCAGTGCCGAACTTACCTGTTTTATCAGAGAAGTAATACTTCTCGCCTCCCCAACCTCTTTTGTATGCTCGGGAGTATTGATATCCTGGAATTTTCGCACTGTATTTCTGTTTTAAAGTAGATAACAGTTTTTTGTTGTCTGTCTGCAATACAGAAAAATTATTATTTACAATAATTTTCATTACTTTTACTATTATAGTAAAAGACTACATTATCTTATAAAAATTATGTCTAAAGAAAAATCACTCATAGATCTCGCAAGAGAAACCATGGAATCCGCTGGAATTGATCCTAGCAAAGGAATGGACCTGGAGTCTCTTCCGGCACAAAATATGAACGAAACTTCGACGCCCCAACCAACCCCTGCTCCTGTAGAAGCTAAACCACAGATTAAAGAAACAACAGATATAGTAGAGGGTCGGTATGAGGACGTTCTCGGCGATCTTCTATCAGAAATCAACGTGGTTTCCGACTGGATCAAAATAACTCTTCCTTCAAGAGGGAAGTCTTATGTTTCTTGCGATGAAGATATTGAAGTAAAACCATTTACGTTTTTACAAGAAAAGAAACTTAGAAGTATAAAAAATGTAAATGCAAGCCAAGATATTATCAAAACTCTTTTCAAAGATTGTGTAAGAGGTCTTGATTATGACTCCATGACTCTAGCGGATAAGAATTACATTCTTTTCAAACTAAGAGAGATGTCATACGGAGATGATTATTCAATCGAAGCAGTATGCACTAGCTGTGAAGCTAAAAACAAACTTGTTGTAAAAATCTCACAAGTTCCTATTAAGTTCGCAGAAGATGGTTTTGAAGAACCTATCAAAATCACTCTTCCTGATAGCAAGCAAGAAGTCGTTTTTGTTACTCCAAGAAACAAGGATGAAAAATATCTTGCAGACATGGAAAAGGTTACTGATAATCTGTGGAGATTTGCTATTTCTGTAGGTAAGTACACAGACGAAAAAATCAAGAAGGCTTTCTTTGAAAGAACAACTGTAAAGGACGTCGTCTTCTTCCGTGAACACCTCCTAAAGGACTACTACGGAATGGAGAATAAAATGTCTTTCGTATGCGCTTCTTGTGAGGAAGAGGTTGAAGGTCAAATCCCGTTCAATGAGTATTTTTTCTCAGTGAGCTAGACGTTGTACTAGACAGTCTAGCGGAGCAAATTTACTATCTGGTGCGACACGCAAGATTCAGTTATCGTGATATTTTGCTTATGACGGCACTGGAGCGGAATGAGTTTATGGAATTCTTGATTGACGAAAATAGACGAGATAACGAAGCATTATCAGACTCCAAGTAGTCTAAATAACTAAGAGATGACTGCTTTCAATGGAATAACGGTAATAAACCGACAAAACAGACCGACTCCTATAGTACCAACCAAGCTTGATTTCTTTATGGTACAAGGAGGGTCTTACACAGACCCGTATGCTGTATGCTCTGTTCACGTATTTCGCGATACCCAATTTGGATCTCCAGACCAATATCTTGATTTAGAGGCTGGTTCCGAGACATATGGTCTTGTAAGCTCTACAGGACTAGAAAAGATGGTTTTCCGAGT